TTGGTGATCGCATGTTCACTGCCGAACAAGCCTAGCACGACTTCTCGACCACTGTCTGCATCGAAGTTGAGTAGCCGAGCCAAGTTCTCATCGAGGCGCACGATGGGACGACTCTTACCTCCTACACTCATCCAAGGGCCATCGAGTGTCCGTCGGCACAGTACGCGCTTACAGGCAGCGCGCAAAGTGTCGATGGAACTCAGTAGACCTGAACCGCGACCATCAACTGGTCGTGTCTCACGGCGAATCTTCCGAGCGATTGACTCAGTGATCTCGGAACCGATGTACTGGTACTCGATGGCCAGCAGGCCGTTGTAGCCAGGCACGTGGATGAGCTTTGTCTTACCGAATGGCTGCGCTTCGCGCTGTGCTTCACGCAGTGTACCCATCAGTGACTCAGGGACATCACCATTTTCACTTTCGAAGATGTCCTCGTCTTCCCGGTCAACTTCAAGTTCCGCTTGAGGCGGCATGACAGGAGGCATCACGGGTGGGACAGGAGGCTGAATAGGTGATCCTTCCATTGTTCTCCCCTTGAGTTCCTTACGTCAGGAACTATACGAATTGATTGAGTTGACAGACATCACTACCACAATCGTCGCCGCGTTGGCAGCGTTGGAATCCACTTTCGGATCGTCAACTGTCTTGAGTGGACCGATTGCTTGAATGTACGGCCCGAAGGTCGAGTAATCTCGATTCAACGGGAACTTGTTTGCGACACAAGTGCCGAAGCCCACCTTGTTGAGTAGAAACCCAACAATGGAAGCGTCACGACTGAGGCGGTAGTTCCGCGTCAGAGTCACATCGGTGAAAGTGGGAAGTCCACCGAGGTCCTCTTCAATCGGGTTACCACCTGAACGGTACTTGGTACTTGTGGAATCCTTTCCACCACCATCCCACTTGTCCCAAATCCCAAGGTCAACACCATCAATGGTGAGTGTACAAAGGAATAGTTGTTCGCGGGTTCCGTCAGACACCGAATCGCCTCCTTTCTTACGCGGCTAGCGCCTCGGTGACTGGCACCTTGGCGATCATGATGAACACCTGCTCTGCCATGGAACTCGTCCGTAGACCGATCTTGGCAAACAACTGACCAGCAGCAAACGTTGCATCGGTGTTGACGTCCGGGCCGACACCAACTGAGAATGCTTCCTGAGGAGTTGACCCGTACAGGTCATCGCTCTCCCAGAATCCCATAAGCGGCGCGGTAAGTGCCGCCTGCCAACGCTTGATTGTGTGACCTTGACCGTCCAGCTTGCTGAACACGAAGTTCTCAGCAATAGGAGAAAGCTCCCACTCGACGGCACTGATTGTACGCGAACTGGCGAACTGCGACCAGTCCGGCTTGCTCGTCTGATCCGCCAGTGACCTAAAGCCGTACGTACGCGGTACGCCATAGATCATGCGGGTGACGTTGACTCCTGCACCGTTCAGATTGGTCCTGTCACCATCTGTCCAGGCAGGTTGACTGATGCCCTGCGTCCACTGAGCGACGCCCATCGCGCCAGCAGCCGCATCATCTGCACCGAAGCCCAGCTGGTCGTTGCGCGCCAGGTTACCGGCAATACGACCGCACGGTGGAACAATGCGAGTTGAACCGGGAACGACACCTGGAATAACATCCCAAGGTGCAAACGCTGCACATCGCCAATCACCAACTTGAGACGTAACCGCTTCAGCAGCAGTGATCAGGTCTGCTGCCACATCGGTATCCTCAAAGTCGAGGACAGCGATGCGCGAGGTCTGGTCAGCATAAGCTGCAACAGCCAGTTGCGTCGCTGCTGTCGTTTCACCAGGCGCTGAGATGACCCCAGGACCAAGCTCATCTGTGATGTTTGGCAGCAAGGCCTCCAAGTCAGCTGGAGTACCTCCCAGTGCAGCTGCATTGACGTAGGCACGATACCCACCTTCACGGAAGAACTGCTGCACTGAGTCGTACAGAACAGATGAGGGGTCACGAGCGCCGAACGTCGCATTGAACTGGTCGATTGAGTAAACCCAATCGGAGGCTGCATTTGTCGCAAAGCCAACTGGGAACCATGTTCCTCGCTGACTCAGCAAACCAGGGTTAGGAGGAGATGAAACAATCTCCACGTTGTAGCCAGGAAGTGGCGACATTCTTTACCTACTCCTCTCGGATCATGGTTCTGGCTCCACCGTCGCAGAAGCGTCCTCGACTGCCTCAACGATTGGGAATGGCGCCGGTGTTGCGTACGGATCATCTGGTGGCACCGACGTATTCTGGTAATCGCTGGGCGCGCCGAATACGTTTATCACTTCCTGGACTTCGACAGTGAATACAAGACGAACGGCAGCCATCGTGCGTTCCTGGACACGAGGAAAATCGTCATACTTCTCATCGTTCCATTCAACACCTTCTGCCCACCCACCCAAGTCAGGTAACTCCATGACGCAACCACGAATCGCTGCACCATAGTAACCTGCTATGTCCTTGGCGGACCGTTCGTCACGAGTAGCAACGATTGCGCCAACAGCAATCAACCACCAAGCTGTTACCCAACCATCGCCATCACGTCGCGGTGGATGACCAGGACTGATACCTGGCGAGATGACTGCAATGTACGGCATTGCTTCTTCTGGATAGCGAGTATACTCGTTCACTACCTCCCATGACTTAGGTGTCGCAATGTGCTCTGTCAGACCGTTCAGTCGTTCAATTCGCCCCAAATAAGGCAACAACCAGCCCTGCATGTGCGTGAGCATGGCCTTTTCTATCTGGCCCCGAGTTACAAGCGGGCTGTCATCGCTGTACTGCGGAAATGTACTAGCCGTAGTCACAGCGGAACAACCACGCCTCGCACTAAGAACATCTGAATCTTCTTCACTATTGCAACGCGCTCAGGTCCAGTAATATCGATCACCTTACGCATTGGCATATGCACTGTACCACGCTGGTGGTAAACACCGTAAGGGATGTCTGAACCAAACCGCATGAAATCAGGACCAATTTCCTTGATCTGACCAAGTGCGTTACGACCGGTGAGAGAGTTGAATAGAATTTCAGATGCGCGCAGGATCCAAGGTGACATGTTTCGCTTTTCCTTGTCTGCCACAGTTGAAGGAGCGAGCTCAGCCCATCCTCCTGAACCGTGTCCACCTTCAGTGAGGAACTGGACCTTCTCAATGTTCTGCAAGTCACGGTAGAGCGAATTCCACAATGGAGTTGCCCTAACCGCTCGTTCGCCAAATCGAAGTAAGTGGCGACTGATCTGCTTGTCGCCAAACACCTCGACTTCGACCTGAACATGAGTTGCTGGTCCTCTGTTCTTCAACGGTGGCATGTTACCTCACCATTGCACGCTTCCCCACCAGAGCGGCATGGGGAAGCCTCCTGCAACTGAAATTCCCATGGTACTGTCAGATCCTGATTCTTCCATCTCCTCCTCTTGCTCAGCCTCGGCAACGTCAGCTTGCAACGACTTGAGCTTCACGTCAAACCGGGCCATCAACTTGTCATACATCGAGTTGTTTGCAGCAGCTTGCTCAGGGAAGTAACTCAACTCGATGTTTGCTGCTGCCAGAATGACGATCACTGCTTTTGCTGATTCCCAGAAGTCAGTGTCGATGTCTGGCCCTATTGCCTCGCCCACTTCATCAGCGGCTAAGTCAATAAGGCCAGCAGCATCGGTCTCTCCCGGAACAGTCACGTCGTCAGTGAAGTCACCGGTGATGTTACCGTTTGCGTCCCGTGTCCTAGCACGCAGAAGAAACGCTACATCTGACGTGGTAGGAGTGTAGTCACTAACCGGCATGACTTAGTCCGCTGAACGAGCAACCACTGCTTCAAGACCTGCAATCACGCCCTTGCGAGGGTCATTGCCGGTCGCTTGGACTTCCGCGGCAAGCAAACGTGCCGCAACTTCCCCGTCACCTTCCGACGCGTTGACCACCTGCTGGACTGTAGGATTGTCGTCCTTGATCCAGTTGATGAGTTCCGTATCAGTGGCGTCTGCTGCGCTGAACTGAAGCTCAGTGGTTCCACTTGTACCACTGGTCAACTGTTCGATTGTCTCACCTTCCTTGAGGAAGGCATTGAGGCGCATCCCACGGGCGTAATCAGCCGGCAGTACCTCAACCGTTTCTCCACGCATTGCGGTACGATCCTGAGGAAGGATCTTGTCCGGCTCATAAGGATGTTCCTCTTCAATCCGGTAAGGAAATGCTCGGGCGGCAACTGTTACCGTGTGCAGCTCCTTACCGGACAGAGACACATGTGGCTCTCCCCTACGACTGCCCTTTTCTCGTGTTGCCGACACTATTGTACCCTCCTTAGCCCGCGAGGCCTGTTGCCACCAGGATTGAGAATGGGTTGGTGACATACATCACCGGCCGCACACTCGACTGGGACCAGGTCCGCTCTGTTTCCGGTTCCCGCCAGGTCTCCGTACCCAGTGGCTTCTCAATCCGCATCTCACCGACCTGTCCTTCCTGGACAAAGTACGCCGTGCCTGCCGGCACACGGTTGGAGATGTAGAGCTGCTTGTTGATGAACTGCAGGAACTGCTGAAGTGACTGGGCACCATAGATGGTGGCCAACTGAGCATATTCCTGCGGGTTGAGGAGTACCAGATCGAACAGCACTCCCAACTCGTCCTGCTCAGCGATCATGTCCGCTTGCGCAAAGTCACGCAGAGGATAGTTGCTCGCCGTGCTGGCGTTGGTACCAGCGGTGACGACTGTTTGCCAGTTGCGGCCGACAAACGTCTGGTTGAACGCTGACACTGCTGAGTTCAACTCAGCAATCGCTCGCGCGTTGATCTTGCGGACGATGGTGTTGGCCACCTGCCGCATGAGACGCATGAACAGGACCGCGTTGTTCCTGTCCCTTGCCTCGTCTGTGATGTAGACCTTGCCGCCCCACTTCTCGACGGAGGCAACCTTCGGCACCAGCTGGACGCCGGTGAGCAATGGGAACTCGCCACCAGGCGAAACACGCTCAACATCACGTGCCGCATAGAGCTCGTTCATTGTTGCCTGGTCATACACCACGGCGCCGCCAGTGACACCACCGGCAGACGCAAACACCCGGTCAGCGATGAACCGCTGAAGGGTGAGATCCATGATCATCCGTGTGACTCGCGTCGGCTGGTTGAGCATGATGTCCACCGTCATTAGGGTCCCGGCCAAAGTAGGGGGGCCCAACGGGTGGGACACAGGAGCGCCGACAGTCACAGGACCAGCTGCCTGAATCTGAGCCTGAATCTGCGCTTCCTCAGAACGTGCCTGGATGCGCTTGCCGGCCCGGACCAGTGCTTTGTTGACTGTGCTCACCATCACTCCTTTCTAGGGATAGAGGGAGACTTGAGCAATTCCACCCGACGCACAGCTATCGAGTGCCAGACCGGCAGCCTTGCCTGCGGCAACAGGAATTGCATTCCCATTGGCGTCTGCCTGGACCTCCTGTCCAGCCACAATCGCGGCGCCTGCGGTGACAGGCATCACCTTCGGGTGCCGAAAGACGGGCACAAGGTTACCCAAGGCCTGGTCGTACATGGCAACGCCGAGCACCTTGTCACCAGAAACACATGGTGCAATGGAAACGTTACCACCAACAACCGAATCGGTGATCGCACTGTTCACCAAGTTCGGACCACCCGGCTGACGAGGACCGGAGATTTTCACGAACGTCATGCCGGTAACAGCAGCCGTGCAATAGCCCGTAAGCTCATCGCCTTCTTCATAGAAGGGATTTGCCAGGTTGGTGGGACTCATCAGTCACCTCCTTGAACAACCGCCGGGATTTGTACATCTCCTGTTGTCTGGCCCTGTGCGACTTTGACCCTTTGCCTTTCTGCCGGCGTCAACCAGCTCTGCTCGTATGCCGATGCGTCGGTTGCCTGCGCCGACTCGACCTGACCTGTTCCTGCGGTTCCGCGAGCCTCAACTGGCACAAGTCCAGCTGCCAGCGAATCGATGAGGCCACGGGTGCCCTCCGGATCGGCGTCCCATGCCTTGAGGTA